TTTCATTAATAAGATACTTAGAGTAATCAGTCAATTGTTGTTTGGTAACGAATTCATTCTTGTTCATAGTGAATATATCGTTTATTTTTGACTCATCGGACATTTCATATATCCTAAAGTTAGATTCTTTTTTAAAACCTAAAGACTCATTAATTGAGCTCATTCTTGCTGAAGCAAAACCAGGATCAGCAACAATATCATAGGTGAATAATTTTTTTAATGTTACAGTGCCATCAGACTCAGTAACACCAGCAGCTCTTGAAGATACAAAAACTGGACAACTATCATCAACAAGGGATTTAGCTTCTTTACCCCAATAGGTATTGAGAAGTTTAATTTCACCTTCAACTCTGTTGGATTCTTTCATATAACCAACTTTTTTAATGATATGAGAAGCTCTGGAAAGAGATGTATCAAATACATCAGGGTGATCAAATTCACCATATACAACACCCATCGTATTGATACGCTCATTCAATTCTGTAAGGCAAGGTAAAAATCTATCAGCAGTATAAATCCTTTCATTACGGTTTTTAACCCCAAACTCTGTGAAAATACCACCTAAAACATATTCTTTTTTACCACCACTAACCTGAACATTCTCCTTCAATGGATTTGTATTGTTTTCAACAATTAGGATTGGTTTCATTTATCGCGATTTATTTTTTAAGTATAGTATATATTGACCTAAAAAAACCACATTTTTTTCAAGAAGGATTTTTTATGGACCCCCCGAAAACTTTACAAACATTGAGTTATATAAAATTTAATATGGAATTATATAAGGTTAGAATTTTTCCAAAAAATGAAGATTTCTCTTCAGAACTATTAGAATATTTATTTGAAAATTCATCCATTTTCAAAAGAGAATTTTCTATTGATAATATATTAAATGAAGTTACTTCCCCCGATAATATTGTCAAAAAACTATCACCAATTCCAATTGATGAAAAATACGGTAGCACATTTCAATCCTATCACAGAAATGGTGAGCCTTCATATATATCACACACCATACATTCAATATCTATTGAAGAAAATAGATACTATGCTAATATAGAACTATGGAGAATAGAATATAATGAACTGATGATTCTCAGACCAGTTTATCATAAATTAAAAGGATCCACCAAATATAAAATTGGAACTTTTGATATAGATTATGATATAACAGAAGATATAGCAGCATGATCCTGACCAGAGAAATATTAATAAAGATAAATGAATCCAATTATTCATATTATGAAGAATTGGGTTATGATGTAACTATAGGAGAAACAATAGAAATACCAATTGAGCTACTATCCACAGGAAGTCACTATAAAATTGAATGCAAATGTGATGGATGTGGTGTACAAAAAGAAGTCATATTTAAAAATTATGTCAAATATGACAACCGATGGGGAGAATATTTTTGTAGAAAATGTTCTGAATCCAAACGTAAAGCAACTTTAAAAGAAAACTGGGGAGTTGAATATCCAATACAGAATAAAGAAATTCGTAAAAAAATTGAGAAAACAATGATCCAAAAATTTGGAGTTGATAATCCATCCAAATCTAAAGAGATTTTAAGTAGAAAAATTAAGGTTTAGAATTCAAATTCACCACCACCCTCAGGAGCAGCTTGAGCACCACCTTCAGGAGCAGCCTGTGCACCACCCTCAGGAGCAGCTTGAGCACCACCCTCAGGAGCAGCTTGAGCACCACCCTCAGGAGCAGCTTGAGCACCACCTTCAGGAGCAGCCTGTGCACCACCCTCAGGAGCAGCACCACCACCTTCGGATTTGATCCAATAAGCTTTATTTTCTTCTTTTTCTTCTTGTGTAAGCTTCATAACCTTATCCATCAAATAATCTATGTGGAAATATGGTTTTCCATCTGGTGTTTGGATTCCCAATAATGTAGATAGGATACCACTTCTTTTTTCCAAGTTACCTAATCTTTTCCATTCTTCAAATAATTGATTGGAAACAAAAATAATATCAACTTGGTTTAAGAATATTTCATCATCTTTCAATTCCGGAAATTCCATACACATTTGAAGTCTTAAAGGTTTAACAATCAATTCCTTGTAGTTTGCCCTTAATCTATTAATAAAGTTATTGAACTTAACTTCATCCCTTGTCATTGAAGCTGCATCGTCAAATACAGTACCACCACCACTATCCTTGTCAAATCTTTGGAATGGTATCTTTGATGCCCTCTTTAGAACATTATAAAACCATGTCAACATATTATCTTCGTTAAGATTGTGACCTTCTGGACTAACTAATTCCATTGCTGGTGTTCCAGCATCACCTTCTGGGAACCAAATTTGCTTGTTATATGGTAAGTGTTTCTTACCATTAATTGATACCGTACCCAAAGTATCATCCCACTCAATCTCTTCAGAATAATCTGCAATCAACTGTCCAATTTGTTCTTCTGCACGTTGTCTTGGAAGACCCTTGATTGGTATTGTAAATTTCTGGTAGATTGTAGCATTTATGATATTGAACATTATTTTAGTCTGCTCAAGTATCTTTAATTGATTATAAGGTTTAATTAGACCTTCGACATACGAAGTCTCTGTATAATCATTTTGTGTAGAATAGGAAATGAAAACAATCTGCGAATCCAAGAAAATCCTACGAAGTTGTGGATCTTCGGGAAATTGTATCCATAAGTTACCTATAGCTGGTTCGTAAGCAGGAACTAATGTTTCTGGTCTTAACCTATTGAAGTGGATAATATTCTTTTTCTTATCATCCCACACTATTTCAATTGCAACATAACCATCAATAAGATAATCCCTCATCATATTCCAGGCAGTTATGTTATCATTGAATCCAAACTTGTTATAAATAACTTCAAAGTATTCTTGATATTTGTCACGAACATCTTGTGAAAAATCATTAGATAGTGGTTCTGGTGAACAAAAGTCTTTATCAACACCATAAATAATTCCTTCGTCAGATACGGCTGAAATAAAATCCCTTATTTCATCCTTAATTGAATATTCCCTTAGTATTCTTCTTTTATCAGCATACGACCTATCAAGATAAGGAATTGACTTTTTATTCAATACAGAAGCTACTGCTTTCTGACTGAAAAAATCATACATAGAATTATTTTTCTGAGCATATGGATCTTCGTTTATACCAACACCGACAGTATTTCTCAGAATCATGTCATCATACTTCATGCCAAAGTTTGATAAGTTTCTAAGAAGCCTGTTGAAAAGACCCTTATTCTCGACTGATGAATTAAGATTTGTAGTCTGGTTTTGGTTATTAAGTGGGTTGTAAGAACTCATTTCTTATATATTATTTTTACAATTTACTGTTGCTTCAAAAACATTGATTGTGATTATTATACTGCCTATGGATTTATTTGGAAATTTTATGATAAAGTTTATGTTCTATAATTAACGCCCGTATTTTTCAATACTTGATTGAAGTCTTTTTATATGACCTTTTAATACATCATAATTATCAGAAATAGTATCCGAAACATTAAAAAAATCTTTGATGAGTGCTTGGGAAATTTCAACATCTCGCTGGTCACGAGTTTTAAGTTTTGCTTTCCATATACCATACAATTTTTTTGCGTCGTATTTATTCTTTGGGTGCCCGGAATATAAAAACCTAGGAACAGAATCCATTTCTATTTTGTGACAAAGTTTCACCTGCATCAAATTATATTCTACAATCGAATACTCAAATCCATATTTTCTCAGTCTTTGATAAACCCCATTGAAATCAACTTTTAATGGAAGATCCTTTTCAAAGTTTGGCTCTATTAGGATATTATCAAATACCGAAGTCCTTACTTCTAATGGTACAAAATTGAAATTAATGGCAAAAATTATTTGTAGATTTTCAAATTTCTTAATACCTATCACAAATACCGGCGAATATTTCATCCAGTTTGAATCATCCATATAATGAAAGAAATAAAACCTACCAGCTTCTATCTTGGACAATGAAACTGCCATAACTTCTTTATCAGATTTCGTGTACTTATTAAAAAAATAAAGTGAATTCTTTTTATAGTTATCAGCTATACCATCACCGTTTACTAAATTACTTAACTTTATTCTTTCCAACAATAAACCCATAAGATGAAGTATTTCAAATATATATTCGAAAATCATAAATCTATATGATCAATAGTGCCCCAAAGCAGCCCACCAAATACAAACAAGGTCTATATACACCAAATAATAAAGACAAAGTAATTAAATTAAATTCACAAGGAGGTCTTTATTATAGATCTGGACTTGAACAGAAAATGATGATTTATTTGGATATGAATGAAAATATAGTAAATTGGGGGGCCGAACATTTGAGAATACCATACTCAAAAACCGAATGGATATCAGAAAGACAAGAATTCAAAACAAGCGAACATAGTTATTATCCAGACTTCTACTATGAATTAAGAAGGTCGGATGGATCTATATCGAGAGTCGTGGCTGAAGTCAAACCACATTCCGAAACGATTGAACCTAAATTAGCCAATAACCCAACATCAAAACAACTCAAAAATTTTGAATACTCATTGAAAATGTACAATAAAAATTTGAGTAAGTGGAAAGCAATGATTGAATATTGTGAGAGGAAAGATTTTGAATTTATTATAATAACCGAACAACACCTGAATAGGTAATGTGGGATAATAGAGTTACACTAATAATACAAGAAATTAAATCATATAGGTTTATCCAAAAGTCTTTTTTGGTCTTAACAATTAAGAATTTTAATAGTCCTAAGATAATCAATATTGAAAATAAATGAGGATTATCAGTAAAAAGACCTAAAACCATCCAAAAGTAATAAGCAATCTTAGAAATGTAAAAGAAGATCCATCTCTTTGGATTTAATGACTGAACTTCAATATAATCAATTCTCATTCTATTCCTCATTTGGAAAATTTCTACCCAAATGAAAAGTATTGAGAGTAAATAAAATATTGTAGACATATGAAGTTTATGATAAAAATAACCTAAAGTTTTTTTCAAAAATATTAGAACAATATCAAAAAATTCTAATATATTTGTACCATCATTTGGAGAGGTACCGTTGGAATCTTATACATTCTATACACGTAGTGGGAAGTTGCAAACGTGGGTTCGAATCCCACCCTCTCTACATCAGGGCCCTTAGCTCATTAGGTTAGAGCAATTGACTCATAATCAATAGGTAGTTGGTTCGATCCCAACAGGGCCCACACTCATTAAATGGAATGCAAACCCATTCCATCATTAGATGACTCTATTGAGATTAATCTAATCTGGTGGTCACTATCACCCTTCTTCTTATAGAGTTCATTAAATCCTTTTGCTAGACCTCTTTTGAAGATTTCAGTGAAGTAAGCAAAAGCATTATCAGACTTCTCTTCATTGAAGTTGTGCCAGTTTGAGAACATATCTAATAGTCCTGATTGGTAACAATCCATCCTATCGTCATTGTTATAATAACGCATTTTTTTAATAGTTCTTTTAGCAAGAACCTCCAACATTAATTTGCAGTCTTTGGTGAGTTTTCCTTGAGCCTTGGAGACAATAATCTCCATATATAGGTCTTTATTATGTAAATAAATAGCCGTTGAATTATTTTTTAATCTTTTATGGATTTAAATTCTTTCATGTTATATATTTCTATATTTTTTTGTTTACATATTAAATAAAAAAACCCCCGAGGTGGGGGTTTTTTAAAATTATATTCTTTCTTTTTCTCTTTCTTTATATTGTAATTCTCTAACCGCCAAAATTTCTTCTTCCAACACATCCCTTCTTTTTCTAAGATTACCCAAAGCGATTGATAAAGTATTTGATTCACCAATCATTTTAATTGAATTTTCAATTTTACTAATATTTAAATCAACATCTTCAAGTTTTAACGTGATTTCCCTTTCTTTATCTTCTAATTTTCTTTTTGTAACTAATTCTTTACTTAAATTATTTTCATAAAAATAAGTAAGATCATAATTAAGTTCATTTTTAACTTCATTAACAAGCTCTAAAGCCGATTCATATTTAAAGAACGAATTGCCGTATCTTTCATCACATCTGTATAAATAGATTGCATTTTTATAATTGAATGCAAACACTTCTAAGTTTGGATTAATTAGGTTAGAAACCCTTTTAACCACATCCATTTCAACAAATTTATTTAAATTGTGTGAAGTTTCAAGTAATACTGGATAAAAATTTTTATTTACAATTGGAATAATTGGCGAAGCAAATAAACTTTCAAGTGTAGTTTCTTTGTTCATCTCATCATCATTGATGTAAATAACACCCTTTTTATTAGTAGAAATACCAATAGTAAGATTTTCAGAAATTCTAAAATTAACTCTATCTTCAGTAAGTGAGGCGAATCTCATACCAATTTCAAGATTTCTCAATGTTCTTAATTTTTCAGGATCATTTACATGATTTTCCAATAAAGTCTTTTCTATATTATTTTCAGTTAAAATAAACCAAGAATCTCTAACCAAGCAAATATAACCATCTTCAACTTGTTCAACAATTGTATAAATCGATTCCCCCTTTCCACCAGAAAGAAGATTAGTTCTTTTCTCAGGAGATTTAACTAAATTATGGACAAATAATTTAATCTCAGGAACCCAGTCATAAACAGCTAGTTCGTTAAGGATTTTAGACATTCTATCTTGATCCGAGTCCAAGTTTATTGTTTGCAAAAGTACATTGATTGGTTGTCTGTACATTTCACCTTGATTTTTACTATCTAAAACATTATATAAATGCTTCAATTCATAAAGTAATTGATATTCGTTCATATCATCATTCAATGTTTCGAGTAAAACTTTTACGGACTTATCAAAAGTATATTGCTTCAATTGTTCATTTAGGGACAATATAACTTGCTTTTCTGAAAGGTTATTACAAGCATTGACGTGGCCTTCCACAATTGATGATACCTGAATATCGTCAACTGAAAGGTTTTTTCTAAAGTTGAATAACTCCAATTTGAGATTCTTCATAATAGCGATTATTATTTTTTATTTTATTTATTATATATTAGTTCTTAAAACTATTTTTTTTTCATTTTTATAGTAACTCTTATATCTTTTTCTGGTTATTCAAATCTTGACTTGAATATGGTGTGGAAGATTTCGATGTATTACCACGACTATTCAATAAATTACTATACCATCTTGTCTTTTTGGGAAGTGTAATTATATCTCTAAAATCACCATCCCCACTCGGCAATGAGAAAGAATTTGAAAATAATTGATTTATTGAGTTTGTATCGTTATTAACATTTGATAAGATAGGCAATACATCTTGACCAGATTCGAGAATTTCATAGTTACTCTCACCACTTGGATCTACATAGATATTAATTTTCAAACCAGGATCTTTTAAATTCACATTCAAATAACTCCCTTGTATCGCAGAACCGGCCCCTAATTGAATAACCATACTACCATCAGAAGAAGTTGTCATAATTTGCCTTTCAGAAAAGACAATATCAATTTCATCATTTGACACACTATCACCACCACTAAATGGTGTAATTGAAATATCATTTGGAGCCCCAACTACTACAAATTCTTTATTATTAATAAGAGAACCACTACCAACCGGGGCTATTACTTTTACATTAGTTCCACTATTTTTTGATGAATAATCCGTCTCATTTTTTATGTAATTTGAAAGTTCTGATGCTTGATCACTCGCAGTAATCGAACTAAAGGTGAAATTTTGTAAAACTACTGTATTTGGAGCAGGATAATCCGAATAAACTGTTATTGGCGTACCTTGTGGTATTGCATTAATCAAGATAATTGTAGCTGTAGCCAATGACTCTTGAAAGTACTTCGGTCTTGGTTTGAAAATATCGGTTCTAACAGAAAGTGTTTTATTTATAAAATTACTCGTCGATACGGTATATGGTAACACATCTGGCATCTTAGGTTTTCTGAAAGCAGGATAATATGTCTGCACATCAAATGATACCGTCAATTTAATTGTATTATCCGAAGTTAGACTTTTTTCTCTGTTAATTTCGATAGAATTTGTATCAGGTATCTGCATAACAGCATCGATATTCATAAAATTATATTCAAAATACATATACCTATAAAGCCAAAGGGTATCCATAATAGCCTGACTACACTTGAAAGTGTCAATTTCAGATGATAAATGCATCACCAAATCATACTTTACAGTTATTGGTATGGCTCTAACTTTGGTTAACATATTTCTAATCTCAGTGGAATTTTCAACAACCATTTTCAACCAAACATTGGGATTGGCAAATTCATCAGCTCTTATCTCATAACTCGTTAAAGTTAAATGTCCTCTTGGTATTATATCAGTGTTTAAATCCACATATCGACTATTCGATACTACATCATCGGTGAAGGAATCTAATAGAAACCTTTCATCTCCAGTCATGGAATAATAAAATGGAACATTTACAACTCTATCTCCGGAACTAAATTTATTAACCCATTTTATCTCCCCCTCCAACGTATCTAATACACAAATGGTGAGGTCTCTGAAGAAAACATCTTCAAAATTAAATCTTTCTCCAATCATAAGTTTATATATTAATATTGGTATTTCTTGAAACTTCGAGGATTGTAAATAATAGAAAAAATCATGAAAAATCTGTTACTAACTGAAAGATGGCGTCCAAAAAAGTTAGAGGATGTTATCCTACTCCCAAGAATAAAAAATTTATTCAAAGATGGATTAAATAATAATTATATTTTTTGTGGACATTTTGGAACAGGAAAAACCACACTAGCTAGGATTTTAATCGGTAAGTATACCAAGGATAAACCCTTTCTTGAAATCAATAGTTCCTTCTACACATCGATAGAGACACTGAGAACCAAAATTGATGAATTTTGTTCTAAAGTTTATATGGGGTTTGACCTTGAAACCGATATAACATCCGATAGTATAAAATATGTTTTTCTAGATGAATTTGAAAGAACATCAATTCAATACCAAGATGCACTAAAAGCTTACATAGAAGAATACTCAAAAAAGAATGTTAGGTTTTTATTCACCACAAACCACATAAATAAAGTTTCACCTGGTATCAGATCAAGATTAATTGAAGTGGATTTTAATTGTCTCAATACTGATGAAGAAAGATATCTCAAGCAAGAGATTTACAAAAAAATAAAAAATGATATTTTACCAAATGAAGGTTTTGAAATAAAAAAAGAAGATTTAGTTAATATTATCAATAAGAAGTTTCCAGATTTTAGATCAGTACTTTTAGAATTAGATAATTATAAATTGACCGGATCGAGTTCATCTTCTACAAACGTATCTCTAAAACTCCGAAATGAGACTTATTCCTTGATTTACGATAAATCTAAATCATATGACGATATTTATCACTTTTTTATGAGCAATTACGGACCAGAAAAAATCGATGAGTTACTTTCACTTTTTGGAAAACAGTTTATAGAATATTCAATTTCAGAAAAAAATTCTAATTTAGAAAAATTATTTAAAGCAAATTATATAATCTGTGAACACCATCATTTGTTAGAAACAAATACAGACCCCATAATTGTGGGAATGACTGTAATTGGTAAGTTAAGAGATTTATTTTAATATATAAATCATGGCTTTTGACTTTTCGGATTTTTATATACAATATCAAGGTGTTCCAAAATACAATTCAGCAGAATTAGTTGAGGATGAAATAATTAGGGTTATAATCCAAAAATATCAACTAATTATTTTCACAATAAAGGGTGAGGTATTGGGAGATCCAGATTTTGGGGCGAATTTGGATGAATTGTTATACGAAACCACAGTTTCTGAAGCATTCGTAAGGGACGTTATACAGGAACAACTACAGACATATGTTCCCGAAATTATGGGAACCTCATTCGATATCAAAGTGGTTTTTGTAGAAGATCCCGAGAACTTCCAAGAAATGATGTTTATAAATTTAACTATTGCTGACTACGATATAATAACCCAAATAGGTAGAATGGTTTAAATTGGACAACTAGTGGCGGTATAAATATACTTCCAATCTCTTTTTATATCAAGTCCCATCGTCTCAGCAGATGTGAAAATATCGGATAAACATTCTGAGTCAGCTCCACCAACTATAGTTATTTTTTTATTACCAAGATCCTTAAACAGTTCATATAGCTTCTTAGGCATCTGAAACCATTTATGATTGTTACCAATGTAAACTATAACCGTACCCTCTTTAGTTTCAAACAAATCACCCCTTTTAATACTACCCTTTTCTTGTTTCGACTTTATTAATTCGTAAGTTTGTCTATCTAATATTTTTTTGTAAAAATCAACATCTACATCATAATTATATCTTTTTTCTATAATGTCCTTTTGATTTGGAAAATTGTATAAATCCATATGAACAGGTATATCTGGATTTTCATCGAATAAGTAATCAGTACCTACATTCTTTCCATCCACATGGTTATCCCATAATTGGTAAACTTCTGAAAAATTTTGACAATATTTGTTAAGTTCATTGAGATACATTTCCGTAAAGAATTTTCTGAATGACCTTTGCACATCTACAATAAGTAGTACATCATTTTGAAAACTTTCAAAAAGTTTTAAATAGTTCATATTCTATATATTAATATAGAAAGATATTTCGTTGATTTATAGAACTATATTGTTATCTAATAATACTTTATCTAATATTTTCAAAGATTCGTTCAATCTAGAATCTTGAAATATACCATTATTATTAGGTTTTGGCCAATAATTAAGACCATCTTTAGGATGAACATTTACCACCCTACTTTCAATTTTATTAAATTTTAAATAATAACTAAAAATATGATCGTCATGCATCGCAATCATATTATGTTCACCAAAACCCATTACAAACATATCTACCCACTTTTCCAATTTCCCAATATCAATAGTACGAACAGGGTATAAAACACCTCGATAACCACCCAAAACATCAACTGGATAGTAATCTCCACTTGTTATGTATTCACCATGTATAAAATTACCAGAAGAAACACCCATTATACCATAAACAGAACTCTTCCCACATCTTTCAGAGATATTAACTAAACACTCCAAAGCAGTTGGAAACAAACCGTTATCGTCATCAAATATCAAAATATCATCATCATCAGAAAAATCATGTTCTTTGATAGGTGTCAATAATTTCAAACAAGGGCCTAGGTCTATATCATAAAAAACTATCCTATTTTCGATAGGATAGTTTTTTAAATAGTTTTCTAAAATTTCTAAATCTTTTTCCGAGAAGGATTTATCCAATCTTGGGTAAAATTTACTGACCGAAACATAAAGAAAATTTGGCAATCTTGTACTTTTCAATAAGTCATCAAGTACAGATATCAAATCATTTGTCCGACCAGGGACGGTCACCACTGAGGCCACAATCATAAAAAATTATATCTCAGTAACTGCCTAAGTTTAATATTAAGCTGGTAACTCTTCTTCCCCCTCTTCCTCTTCTTCTTGTGCCTGTCCTTGACCCTGAACCTCCTCAAATTCACCCTGAGCTTGTGGTTGAGCTTGTCCTTCACCTTGGGTTTGAACTTGACCTTGACCTTGAGCTTGTGGTTGAGCTTGTGGTTGAGCTTGTTCTTCGCCTTGGGTTTGAACTTGAACTTGACCTTGCGTTTGTGGTTGAGATTGTGCCTGTGGTTCAGTCTGAGCTTGTGGCTGAGCCTGTCCTTGACCCTGTGCTTGTCCCTGTGCACCACCAACTAAAGCTGTTGCAGATAGTGTGTCAGCATCTAATCCAGATTGAGCTACAAATTTTACAATTTCTTCAGCAATGTCCATATCACCGAAAAATTGTCTCAGATTTTTACCAGTATTATCCTTTACTTTCTTAACATAAGCATTAATCAAAGATTGAGGGATATCAATAGTGGTTTTTACTTTATAGATATCATTTACTTGAAACACCGCTTCTTGGATGATTTCTTCTCTTTTTTTACCCTTTCTAAAGGACTGAAATTTTCTGATATGGTTCATTTTCAAACAATAATTTTTTTAATGTGTATGTTATATATTATAATAAAAATATCAATTTTTTTAATGAAGTAATAGTGATAATGTCGTTATAAAAAATAATATTGACCCACCCATCCAAAAATTTCTAGATGTTTTAACCTCAGATAATCGTAAATTTACAGTAGTATTCAAACTATCCTTCGATAGAGAAGCTTGTTTGAGGATATCTCTTTGACTTTTGGTAGCTAATAATTCACCATTTAGACTAGAAATACGGTTCCTTTTGGAAATTATGGAAGTATCTAATCCATAAATTATTTTATCTTTAGACGATATTCTTTCATCACACTCTTTTTCTTGATTTTTTGATTTGTTGGAAAGTGAATCACATTGTATCTTCATCGTTTCCAAAACATTTTTTATTTCTAAATCATTTTTTATTTTTTTTACCTGCTTCATTGATAAAGTCATACCAATCGTATCACCATTTATAATATAATATTTAGGAAGATCTTGTGCAATAACACAATAGTTAAAAACTGATAGCAAAATTAGAGTTATAATCTTTTTCATAAACTTAATATTTTTTGAAAAAATCTATGGTTTCTTTATTTGATGGAGTCTTTTTATTTTTCTTCAACTCTTCATATTTCTTCATAGCGTCTTTTAGTATATTTCTATATTTTGATAAAGAATCTTTAGACTGTGTAAATTTCTTTTCTAATTGCAAGTCCTTTTCTTTTAGGTTAATTATTTTCAAATCAATTATTGAGTCTACTTTGATAAGACTATCTGTTCTCGTTTGATATCTAGAAATTATAGGATCTAATGAGTCACTTTTAGATTCTAGTAGTTTTATTCTTTTTATTAATCGTTCTTCGGTCAATTCTAAATCCGATTTTTTGAATGGATTTAGTTTTGAAAAATCAAAATTTGGAAACTTAAACTTTACTCCCCAATAAGCTATACCCCCCAATAAAAAAATAATTAAAAATATTATGAGAAATTTTTGCATAAAATGATTTTTTTTTTATATATTTGTAGTATAGTTTTCCATTTAAATATATAGTTAATATGTCAACAATTACAAGAGAACAAGTCAGTTATCAACTAGAAGAGCTTTTGAGCCAACCATATATCTTAATCCTCCACAACGACGATTACAATTCATTTGACCACGTCATAAATTGTCTAATTAAACACTGTGAACATGGACCCGAACAAGCCTCACAATGTGCTCACATTGTACATTTCACGGGCAAATGTGATGTCAAAAGAGGAGATCAAGATACAATAAAAAGTATTTACGAGAAACTAAAATCTAATGGTCTTAGTGTAACTATTGAGATTGCTTAGTCTAAAATAGGTTTCTAGTTGATTGAGATACCAAATTATTATACATCCTTCTTCTTTTATTTACGTTTAATAAAGCTTGGTAATCTACCCCCTCTACATAATCTACTTTTCCCAAAAGATTTCTGAAATAGGACATTTTAGTAGGATCTAATAATTTAGGAGCGTAATCCTCAACCATTTCTTTAAACTCATACTTTGAAAAAACACTCGATAGGTTTATAATGGACATGACCGTATCGTCATGTCCCATATCAGCAGCGTATCTGATATTACCCGAACTCGTAATATGCTTGACAAATGTTGTAATTTCTCTTATATTATCTTCATTAGTTATTATGAAGTTTTTCTTATCCATACAATCCTGGTATTCTTTGACTAACATATTCTTATTTTCACCAATCTTTAAACCTACTTTTTCTTCTGTTGCATCGACTCTATGTTTGTATCTAAAAAATACACTCGAACCATAATTATTATTACCATTGAAAATATTTGGCAAATGTGCTAGAAATTCATTTCCGTAATTATTTAATTCTAAAACAACTTTGAAATTTTCATAGTCGAAATATTCAAATAACAAGACGTAGAATATCTCTGCTAATTGTTTCACAGAAACATGGTTTGACCTATACATACCTATTTGCTCTAAACAGAAAAAATCAGAAAAATTTGTGTAAGTTTGATGTTGAGATTCAATTGTAGAATCATCTTTAGAGGATATTTTGAAAATATTTATGATCGAATAATCTTGACCTAGACCCTCCGAGATGTCAATTGACATAATACCCTTTATTGACTTCCTCTCCAAAGGAAGAAAAACAGAAGGATCATCTACCCAAACTAGTTCAGAATATGGAAATTTTAAACGATTTTCTAGTTCTTCAATTTTTTCATAGATATAATTCTTTTTACCATTAAGTAAATTTTCTATTATATGTTCACTTAGTAAGGATCTAGTAGCATTTATAAACCTAAGTCCATACTCTTGATTAAAAGCATCCTCCCCACCAATGTCTTTTATCGCTTCCTCTTTCCAAGTAGTCACCTCAGATATATTATAAATTGATATTTCTTTACCCTCCGAATTTGTCATGTTGAGAGATTTAACCATTTGATCACTACAAAGATCGTTATTATACACATAAATTATATCTTTCATACTATCCGTGTGGAATTTCATTTCCACCTTTGTTATATCTCCAAATGTATCTTGGACACTGTTAAAAACTTCTTCTTTTGTCAACCCGAAATCATGTAGTTTGTGATTATTCAGTTTGAAATAAGTAACAAACCTACCCGAAACTTGATACCAATAAACTCTCATTGCTTTATAGTTATTTTTCAATGGATCACCTTCTGGTCTTTCCGAATCACTTAATAACTTATAAAATAAGTTCATACCATTAGGAGTAGAAGTTATAACAATTTTAGAATTTTCAATAGCTGATACCGTTGGAAAGGCAGCGGTATAGTATGGTTCTATAATATTAGCTGGTATGTGGGCAAATTCATCAAGATAAAGAAAGTCAATTGTATAACCAATGGCTGGGGTTTTACTCCTAGCTGAAGATTTAATCCTACACCCATTCTCAAAAATTATCGATTGTTGATTCCAGTTTTTAATACCAACTTTCAAAAAGAATGGTAATTGTATATAAATGTTCTTTATCTTGTCTATGATTTCTATTGTTGTGCTTCTGATGTTGGCAACAATCATTATGTTTTTATCATTATTAAAAGTGATAAAATGAAGCATGGTTATTGCAGCATTTACCGTCTTACCAATTTGTCTCGAACCACATAGAATACTAAATCTATTTTTTGTATAAAGATCCAGGATATCTCTTTGATAGTCTCTAAGTTTAATATTCTGAACCGATCCATCTTCTGTTTTTATTCTACAGTATTTTTCAGCGAAATACTGAATATCTAACTTACATCGAATGTACTCTTGTATTTCCTCATCGGTTACCATAAAGGTCAAACCGGACCTTCTAACCCCAACTTCATTTTGAAACCATGGGTTTTGGTATCTCTTAACAATTACACCATCATTGATCTTGTTTGTCGTTTCGTTAACAAGATCACTGGTAAATACAATCTTCCTTTCCTCTTCCGCTTCTCTTTTTTCAGCCATGAAAGACCTTTTTTTCGATATATATGGGAAATTTACAAGGCTCGTATGAATAAGAAGGAGCAGAAATTAAACAGTTTACAAGAAGAATTTTCAAGAATCCAAGATGAAAACAAGGATTTAGATATATCCAAATACCTAGCTAAAAGGGAAGACTTGCCCGATTTAGGGGAAATTCAAATTTACGACTACGATAAAGATTTAGTTGAAAGTGTAGAATCGGCTGAAGAAGTCTTAGACGCTCTTTTTGAACTTTATTTCGGAGATATTACAGGTATAGAAGAAAATAAATATTTGGTCAAAAAGGTAAAAGAAGACGCCCAAGTCTATGCTGAAACTATATTCCTTCAAAGAATGACTAGAAAGAACTTTTTGACACAGTTGAAGCAAGTTGATAACGGAGATTCATCTGCTAGAATGCACGAAGTAGTAAATCAATCAATTTCCCAAATAAGAGATAATATAAAGTTTGCACAAAGTCAAAGAACCGAACTCGAAAAGTATTACCGAGACATGAGAAAGGACTATGATCGTATGATGGAGAATATCAAACAAGTTAAGATTGAACAAGGTTTAGAAACCAAGACTGATGGTAAGATTGTGGATGCGAGAAGTCTTAATGATATGATCGAAAAAATAATCAAGAATAAGGATTAAAATTCTCAAAAGTTTTGACTATCTTAGATATGTTCAAGATAACTTTTTCCGAACTCCTCTTATTCATTTTATTTTCATTTTCTTTATGTACCCAAAGACAAGGTTTGAAATCTTGTACATTTTCTTTTATAACACTCCTCAATCCATCCACAGTCCTCGATAATAGAAATTCTAATAGATTATTAACTTCTTTTTGAATCTTCAAAGTTTCATTATAATTATCGTAGAAATGCACTTGGTCATATCTTGTAATTTCCTCGTCGATGAATTTATTACCATCTGTTTTATATCCGACTAAGTGTTGAACCAATAACTTCATCTTTTTATATTTTATATCATCACCATTAATGTTCATAAAATTTTCGGATATCGGATAAAAGGTTTTTATTTGAAGTCCTTTACTATTAAATTCTTCTTTCAATTTTTCCAGAATTGTTTCATGAGATCTTTTTGTCTGCTTCGAACAAATCACAAATATATCATAGATTTCATTTTTCAACTCATCTATAAGTTCCTCATTTATTTTGAAGTCCATAGAATCAATCAAGTCTTTATTCATAAATTCCTGCAATGAAATACCAAGGTTTGCAAAATCTACATTATATGATTTTGTTTTAATCTTTATTTTATTCATCAAATCAGTTGGTAGGTAATAATTTCTACCATTGAAATCCATTTTATTTCCTTGATTTTTGAATATTCCACTTTTAATTAAATTAAAGTCTGATTTTGAAATCTTCAAAATAGGAGTATTAGCTTTTGTTTTATCAACAACCCAAGCTTGATTGTCCATTTCTAATAAAACATTAAGATCTATAAAAATACCTTTATTCATATAAGTATATATTTAAATAAAAAACCCACCAATTTTGGTGGGTTAATTTTTATTTTACAAGATTTTTACTCAATGCAAATTCATACAGGACTGGCAAATTCAAATGTTCAATAAAGGAATCTCTTATTTCTCCCAAATTTTTAGACTTTTTTAAAATCCACCTAACCACAAATTCAAATTCATCTCCAAACAAACTATCACATTGATTCCAAGGCTTCGAGTAATTATTCAATTTTATCCACTCCTTATCACCACCAGTCAACCAATATAAACATCTTCGACAATCAACCGTATCTAAATCAATATTCAATTCTTTTGCCCAGATAGATTTATCTACTCTTGTGTTTCTCATCATTAAGGCAACGGCTTCAGCTACATCTTCTGTTATATTCTCCTCGATTTCATAAAATGTTTGCCCGTTTTCCTTTTCGATGACTCTAATATCGTCCAATAAATCATCCTTGATACAATTTTGTCTTGTTAATCGTTTCTTTCCCATATAAAAAGTCTAATTTTTTATATCTAGACCAGTTTTACACCACTTAGAAACTTACCATAGAGATTTCCATTTTCAAAGATACCATTTTCAAAAGTACCATAAAAATTACCATTTTTAAAAATTCCGTAATTCCAGAATCCTGAATAAAAATTACCCCCATGCCAAATCAAAGTGTTTCTTCTGATTTCGATTTGTGCATTTTCAATTTCTGAATCTATTAACCAATGGAAATTATTTTTTTCGAGGACGGCTTCTATCTCTGATTGATTTGTAATCTTTTTGTCCCCGTAAATTAATTCTGTAAATCGCATAAATATCTAACATTTTTATATATCTATATAGATTTATAAGTAATTTTTAGTTATTGAAATTTATTGAAAAAAAAAGACTACTAAGAAAAAAATTATTTATAATTTTCTTAAAAACCTTTTTTCTTGTTGATTAAGGGATTTTATGCCCATAAGGTTTATCTTATCGAGTATTTCATCTAAATCCAACTTTCTTCTTTTGAATTGCAAGGGTTTCAAATCAAACATATAATTTACGAAATCATCTGTAAATTGAATCTTTTCGGAATCACTACTTATTATAGCTATAATGTTGAACGTCAATTTATCATAGAAGAATACATCAATTACATCTTTGTAACTGAACAATTTTTCTTCAGAAATTAAATCTTGGGGAATATCATTATCGTCTCTGAGTATTCTACAATCCTCCAAAGACTTACACATCCTCAGATCTAATTTCACAATATTATTAGACCAATTCATACTATAATATATTTATTTATTTTTCAAAGTTCGAATAATAATATATACTTAAAATTTAGCTTGGTCAAAATGCGATATTTACAGAGAAGAAACGAATTCTTGATAGACAAAAATATCAAAACTTTAGAAAATATTAATATTAACGAGGAAATTAAAACCTCAGCAATCATAAATGAAACTTTCGAAAATGATATCACATGGGGTGGTTCAATGATTGGTAGATTGATAAACTCCACAATAAGAAGAGTAAAGATCGGATATTCTCAAACTAAAATTGACCCATTAGTTACTAAATTGGAAGATGAATTAAATTATCTTCTTAAATCTTCAATCCAAGGGGAAACTCTAAGGAAATTCAATGAATTAGTCATAAAACAATTTATGGAAGAGATGAGAGATATTTGTTTGAGTAATAGGACGGATCCTGAAAAATTGAAATTGCTTCTTGGTCAAGATACAGGACTTTATGATCCGAATGATCCTAAGAAAAATCAGAGAACTATTGGAGTATTACAAGAAGCACTTGATATTATCACAGATGACCTTGAAGATTTAGAAAAGATATTTGGAGAAGAAAGAAATAAACTAATAGACAAACTTTCAGATTTTAGTGATGATTTGAGGAAATTAACAGTTCCGGCCGGAACGCCGGTACAACCAACTCAACAATCAGCGGTAAGTGATTTCAGTTTAAATTTTTTACACACACTAGACAAACTGAAGAAAAGTGGTTTGATTACCGCTAGTTTTAACGTTTCAACTTTTTCTGATTTTGTTTACGAAGCCGAATCCACAACCATACAAAAACAAGAAGCTAAAACAAATCAAAACCAAGTAAAAATTGACCAAAAATATAATCAATTACTAAGTGATTGGAAAAAAAATCAACAAGCAGCTGGACAGAATACAAATCCGGGCGAGGGAACAAGAAAAAGATTGATGAGAGAGGCGGAGGCATCACTTTCTGGAAATACACAAAATATTACAACTAAAGATATTAAAACTTCTACTACACCACAGGTTACCAAAAAAGAGATAGATGAGGTTATAAACATACTTAAAAATCAAAAGGATCAAGAGAAAGTTAAAGAAGAACCAAAAGTCAAAGACTTATTGAACAAAATAAGTCAACTACCAAAAGATAAAGTTTCAAAAATCAATTTAGAATTCGATGGGGAAGATTTATCTTTTGTAGACGGTATAAATAAATTGAAAACAGATATTGTTAAGGAATCAATATACACTATTCTAGAAGCCAACGGTGGTTTAAACACACAACCAGGTACTACAGGTTCAACCAGTGGTTCTGGTGGAACAAGTCCAAGTAATACCGAGGATCAAACCGTAAAGGGCACTTGGGACCTTTATGAATGGGATAAAAATCGTGAAATGACTAGACTCACCCAAAGAGAAGTAGATGAACTAAAAAACCTATTTACCAAAGGTACCGATAAGATGAGATATGATCCAGAAAAAAGGCCAGATCCAATAGTTTCTATTGCTAGAATTTTTGGAGAAGCTCATCAACTTTATTTTACCGATGTAATTCCATCAGGCAGGCCAAATGGTAGAGTTTCCCAAAAAACTTTCAGGGAATACTATAAGTTAGGTAAAGTTGCAGCTAAATGGGAACAAGGTGTGGCACCAGAAGGTCCTTTTGCGGTAAAATCAATTTTCAATAAATGGAAGACAGGTGTTGAAAAACTAATGATGAATCAAGAATATAGAAAAGTTTTTGCTAATGTGAAGTTCGTAGTTCCTGGAGCTGCTGATAAATTCAATGATAATTTTGATACAAGTATTTTCGAAGCCGATGGAGATGATGCGGCAAAGATAGCTAGAGACGCGTCTCAGGGGCAGATTTTATTTGACTTTATGAATAGTATGTTAGACAAGAACAAATTGGATGACTTCGATACTTTAAGATCTAACTTGATGTCTAAATACTTTGGTATTAGTCTTTCTGATAAACAAAAACAACCAGAAAGTAATCAACCTAATAGAGAACCGACAAAAGCAGATTTTGAAGCTAATGTAGCTTATTTTACTTCATTACAGGATCCGACATTAAATACTAATGTAAAATTTTATGCTATTCCAATCAAGAAACGTGAAATTGGTAAAGCTGGTAGCGGTAAGTACGCAGATATGATTTTCTTACAGGTTATCAAAAAAATTACTGTTACTAACTCCGGTGATGCAATTTTGGTTAAGTTCAGTTATGAACATCCTTTTATTATGAAAGCTTATTATGATAAGTTTCTCAAAGGTAAAAAATATGTTGACTGGGCCTCACCGAAAACACCCACATTGTTTTTATATTATGGATTGATGTCTTCCAAAGCTTCGAACTTGAAGTTATCTAATGGTAAGGATTTCACTATTGTTTATGGCAATGTGAACCAAAATTCAATACGGGATGTTTATACAACAGATTTCAAAGTACAAGAAGGGGAAAGAGAAATAGTTGGAGGAAAAGTCCAAGTAAAAGCTTCCAAATTTGTTTTCAATGACGATGTGAAAGTAAACGATATTTCACTACCGCAAGGATTTGAAGCTAAATTGATGGCTAGTGACAGTGCAAAACATGATGAAAATCTTGCAAAAATGGTTGGGGGTAAAAAACTCATCGAAGAACTTAAAGAAAAATTCAAAGCTATCCCATAATATTTGTATTTCTCACAAATTGTCTTTACATTTGTAGAATAATCCAAAATTTATGTTTAAGTTCAATTGTTTCTGTATCGATTTAACAATGTTTGACTCACAAGAAGAAATTCACGATTTTCTTGTATCCAATCATATTGATAAATATCTCACTGCCACTAATCTCTATGATGCCAAGGTTGGTAATTTAACACATGGTACCCCAATACATAAAGTTTGGGTCGACTCGGTCACTTATTGTGTAACCGCGTACCGAACTGACTCTGAATCAAAGTTCACAGTTGAATTTGTAGATTATATGAACTCTTTAGAACCTTTGGAACACGGTCAGGGTGTAGAACAATTAACACCATCCGAAAATCAAGATCAAATCCCCACATATACCTCAATTGATGATATCTTGGATAAGATCAATAATTACGGTATGGAATCACTAACAGAATCAGAATTGCAAATTCTTCAATCCCAATAGGTTATTTACCTCTAGCATCATCCTTGATGTTCTTGTGTACATCTTTCCAAATGGATTCAGCTTCCAAATATATGTTCTTTGCCAATCCTTGATCTATATCAAGTCTTTCGTATTCGGAATGGGCAGATCCACCACCGTAGGTCTTTTTTTGGAACATACCACCCTGTGTATCTCTTATTTTAATCCCCCTACCACTCAACCGGTCACCGTGTTGTCTTTGAGTCATACCAACTTTACTTATAGCAATGGTATATTCAGGAACATTTTTAGTTTTAAAGTCTAGGTGTTTGATCATGTCAATTTTATACTTCTCACCACTATTCTTAAAAATCTTACCCATGATATAATACCAATTGTGCACATCAGAATTCACAGTAGTTTCATCAAAATCACCAGAACGATTATAGGTTCTAGGTAAATCTTCAAGATATTTCAAAATGGCCTTTCCCATATCACCATCTTCCTTGAAGAGTTTATCTACTATATGCACATCTGGTAAAGCTCTACTCAAATACCCAACACCCTTTCCAATCAAACCACCCAGTCCCGAAAAAACTTCATCGAATCTTCTAATATGTTTCATTTTTCATAATATCAATTTTGAATATATATTAAAAGAAATTTTTTATAAAATACATTTGTTTGGATGATAATCAAAAACTTCGAAAAATTCATAAATGAAAAAATAGCAGTAGTGAATAGTGACACACCTAGTGTAGCATCTGCTGCCAATACTATAAACCAATTAGAAGAAAATATTAAAGAATTCAATACTAGACGTATAGAATTGGAAAACATCTATAAAACATCAATAGATGAAAAAGACCTTGTTTCAAAACTATCATCAAGAAAATTTATTAATCCGGTTAATACTAAATCTAATATGGAGTTTTTCAATCCACTTTTTGCTAAATACTCTAGAGTATGTGATTTACAGAAGCAAATGATGGACTTGGAAAAGGAGCAATCTAAGATTGACACATCTATAAAAGAGACTGAATCACAGATTGGTCAAAATCCTAGTTCGAAAGATGGATTTCTGAAAGACATACAATCGAAAAAAACCGACATCGAAAGAATCAAAACTAAACTATCAACAATAAAATCTGAAGCTGATAGACTCGAAAGACTGACGATGACTGAGATCAAGGATATCCAAAAACGAATCTTAGACGAGACAAAAGAAATTAAACAGGGACGAAGTTTAACTTAGAAAAAAGTCGTTTTTTAGTTCAAATATATAATTTAATTTTAAAAATATAAGGCAAAAATTATCAAAAATCGATTTTTTGTTTTTATATATACATTAAAATAAAAAAAAAAGTAAATACTATGGCAGCAATTCAAATTGGGAAATATAAGAGACCCGGTATCTTCTTCGAAGAGTTCGACCAGTCAATTATACCAAATCCGGTAGTACCTACCCTCACAATACCACCTACGCTGGTTGTTGGTTTTTCTAAAAAGGGTCCTGTAAATACACCAATACTGATTTCTAATGTTTCTGATCTAGAAAAGATCTATGGTCCTTTAGACAGAAACTTGGAAAGAAAGGGTTCTTTCTTCCACAGAACGGTAGCGAAGATGTTAGAATCTGGACCAGTTTTAGCTATGAACCTCTTAGCTACTAATGATACATTAGATAAAATCGAATATAGGTCGCTATCCACAGCCACCAGTAAGGTTAACAGTTCTATAATTGAAATACCTTATAGGAAGGTACATGATACTTCAAGTTTCTGGAAGAAAGATACAACAACTTTCATCGACACCATCACAACTGAAACATCAGGATCTGAAAGACTTTTCCACATTACTAACCTATCCAACAGATTTGTTAGTGTGTTCATTTTCAAGTCTAAACTAACTGGTTACAACCAACCACTTCTTCAGTACTACGGTACTGCTGATAAGGTTCCACCTTATACTAATCAATTGGATTTTGCCTCTGATTACTTAGTTGACGTTTTAATCGTCGGTGGTGACTGGTCAAATTATGCTGAACTTTCTGTAGATTTACAGTGGTCAGCATATTTTAATTCAACTGGTCTTAAGAAGAGTGCTGTATCAGCTTTTGCTCAAGATAGAAACGTTAACACTCTTGGATTCTACGAAGGTTGTTCATTGATTCCTTATTTCAAGGATGAAAATGGAAGAAATATCTTCATCGAATCAACAATCAATGCTGATACTGACAGAACTGGTGTTTTCTGTGCATTCAACGCTGATAAGTTAGAAGGAGATTTTCCAAATGGTATGGTTGATATCATCGGAAACAACTTAGCAGTAAACAATGCTCTTGTTGATTCTGAGTTGGATGAGATTGATTTCCTTTCTTATAAAGAAACAATCACTGAACAAAATGCTTATCCGAGTGTTTATTTAGATACCGCAGAAGGTTCAGCAGGACAGAGTGTAGTAGCTTTTGGAACAGCTTTCGGAAATGCTAGAGGTGCTGAGTGGCACGGAGCTACCGCAAGAACTGCTTATATGTCCGAAGGTATCGTTAATGGTGTAATTTTTGGCACCGATGCACTTTCTGGTCCAGCTGTTAGTGGTTTCACATCATCTACAAATATGATTGTTACTTTCCAAGTTGGAACATCTTCACTTGGTGGACAACCATATATTGTATCAGGTGGTCAACAAATTTTAATTGGTGGTGGAGTGGATAAGGCAACTTATACTTTCTCTATAGCCTCTTCTGATTACGCAACTTCTTCAGCAACACAAAGTTTTATCAGTTCGTTTTATGTAAATACTTCTGGAAATGTTGAAAAATCTCAAGGAACTTTAGCATCAACACCACCATCAGTTGCTACCACTGATACCGTTTTAGGTTTCGTAAGCTATGATGTTAGTGCGTTCAGTGGCGACCTCAAAAATCACACATATACACCTGTTTCCGTAACTGCTAGTACATCCTACGCTACTGGATTCATAGATTTCCAACCAACAACTGATTTCACTGTAACTAATGTGAGCCCTGGTGTAATCACTGTAACTTTCCCTGGAACAGCTGTAACACCAGACCCAAGTGCATACGCAAGTTATAGAAAAATTAAATTGTTCAATTTCTTAATTTCAATGCTTGATTCTAGTAATCTATCTAAAATGTGTATGTTAGCTGATGTTAGCACAGGTCAAAAAGTATCTCTTGTCAATGCTTCGGTATCCAATATCGTAACATCAACATCTCAAGTTAAATCATTCACACTTGATTTGGGCACAGGAACAACCACACCGGCATCAATCGCAGCAGGTAACCTTGTATTCTACAAGTTAGATAATGAATTCATTTATGGATCTACAGGATATGTGACTAAAGATACTGTTGCTACTCCACAAATAGGTGTCGCTGCTAAGTATTCAGATGTTTACTTAGATTTCTATAATGGTATCTACAACACTGGTGACTATTTCTACGCTGACTATTCAGTAAATTCTAGTAGGGTTTTATTCACAACTGACACAGCTGGTAACAATGTAGTTGTATTCACAGCTTCACAAACTTGGATCGTTTCAGGTACTGAATCATTTATTATTCCTTCATCTACTTTAAACACCAAAAAGTACACTCTAGTTGCAGGAGCTACTGCAAATGATATCATAAATCCAGTAACTGGTTTCTCATTCAGCACATCTGGAACTTATCCATATGTACTAGATAAAACCGTAACATTAGAAGACCTTGGAACAGTAACAAGAATCTGGAATCCTGGTACTAGGTATTACGCTGAAGGTTACATTGATACAAGTGACAACCTATCTGTTAAATTCAAAGATAGTACTCTTTCATCAACCTTCTCAGTTACTCCAAATGGTGACCTTAACTTCATATCCGACTTAACAGATTTGAAAGAAACAATTGAAATTGTTGAACCAGCTGGATACACACCAATTGATAACAAAGTTCTCATCCTTGGCAGCAGATACCCAACCTTAAAAACCGGTGATTTCTTACAAGCTGAGGTTAATGAGGATCCAGATGTTTTACTACCTGGGATGATTGGAAGAAGACTTACTAGGATTCTTAACAAGAAAGCTTGGTCTGTTGATCCAACCTATTCCGAAGTAACTTGCGACTCGGCTATCAAAAAGTATACAATTGGAGACGGAATGCAAACATTGAAGTATACTTCAATCGACACTTATGTTGATACTTATAAAGCTATACCACTAAAAGGATTCAGACCAAGAGCTGCTTCTCAACCTGATGGAACAGAAGATACACAGAACTCAATCCTCAACATTGTAGCTAAAGGTACTCAATTATTCAAAGCCCTTGTAAACAAAGATTCTATCGATTACAGATATGTTGTTGACTCCTTTGGATTGGGATTAACTGAATACTCTAAGCAACAATTAGTAGACATCGTTGGAGACAGACTTGATTGTTTCGCATTCTTAAACATGCCTTCAATGAGACAATTCAGAAATTCAGCCAACCCTAGTTTCACAGATGCAAATGGTAACCTATCAACAGAACTAATTGCTGCTGGTGGCGACGCTGAAAAGAACCCTAAATTCCTCTACTCTTTCGGAACTGGTAAGGGTACAACATCAGCTGGTTATTTCTTACCATACCTCATCATCAATGATAATGGTAGACCAACTGAATTACCACCAGCTATGTTCGCAGCTACAACTTATATGAGAAAGTTCTTAGGACTTGTTACTTCTGTACTTCCTTGGACAATCGCAGCTGGCGTAACTAACGGTAAGATTCTTGGAATCCAAGGTATCGAACAAAACTACAGTTTCACCGACTTAGAAAACCTTAACTTAGCTCAAATGAACCCAATCGTGTTCAAGAGAAATAGAGGATTCGTAATCGAAACTGAAAATACAGCACAAACAATTTACAAATCAGCTCTTTCTTACATCCACGTTAGAGAGGTGTTAATTGAACTTGAAAGAGAACTTGGTAACATGCTTCTTGACTTCCAGTGGAAATTCAACACTCCAGATGTGAGAGCTGAAATTAAGTTGAAAGCTGATGTAATTTGTGAGAGTTATGTAGCTAGAAATGGTCTCTATAACTACTTCAATAAGTGTGATGAAGAAAACAACACACCTGACCTTATCGACAGACAAATCGGTGTAATCGATACATATGTTGAACCAATCAAAGGTATGGGTATCATCGTTAACAACATCACAATCCTTAGAACTGGAGCTATCGAAGCTGGTGGATTTGCTTAATCCACATAGCAATAGATATTATAAAAAAACCCTCGAAAGAGGGTTTTTTTATTTTAGGATAAAAATTGAAGTATCTTATCTATATTCTCTTTAGAGAAATCAGATATATTATCTTTCCCACCAGCTTTTAAATAAAGATTGTAGAGATCTTGAAACTGATATAAATCATATATTACACCATCAGAACCCTCTATAACTGTAGTATCTTTACTACTTATTGTGTTTCTCAATTCTTGCCTCGGCGAATTGGGACCGAATGGCATCACATCAAATGTACCACTTATTGCCTCTTTGAACCATTTCCAATTTTTAATTCTCATTTTCCATGTTTATTTTTTCGAAATATTCATCTTGTGATTCAAGATAATATTCATCTTTTTTTAAATTATAGGTTATTTTATACAAAAATTTATCGTATATTTTTGAGCGATCTCCGTGCTTCAGTACCAAAACACAACATTCTTCTTCGAATAAATTTTCTAAACTAATTATTTTATCGTTGATCCGACCATCTTTATCAAATAAATTACAAATTACTATTTTTCCCCTTTCCAATAGATTACATAACTTTTCGAAAACTTGATTTTTGGATAGGTGTGAAAATTCTCTAAAGTCGTTTTCAGAAGAAATTTCGAAGTTATTTAGAAATATTCCCTCGGATAATGTTAATGACTTACCATTATTGATCTTTTCAAGGATCTCATTTAGATGTTCTTCTTTCACAGAAGACCTATCTTTATATATTGTTGTACTCTGAGAAGCCATAAAGTATATATTAAAGGATGTTTTAATAAATTATATATACAATTAATAAGGTTTATACATTTTAATGGATAAGAAGTTACTAGAAGCTCTAAATAATCTATCATTTGCTTTAGATACAATATCAGATATCTTATCCAAAAAGGGTGATAAAAAATCTGATACAGCTAAGGCATTATCTAGTGCCGATTTATCAAAACAATTCGAAGCTCTCAACAAGTCTCTCAAAGACAACATAGAAGAGTCTAGAAAGGAAAGTAAGAAAACTAAGAAGGATCTAGGTTTTGATACACTATCAAAACAAATGAATCAATTGGGTAGTTCAGTTAATGAATTAATAAAGAACAATAACAAGATTCTATCACTCCAAAAAAGCTTGAGTGAGATGAAGCCAGAGGTTGTAATAAAAGAAACTACAATCAAAATACCCAAAATCAAACCTATTGAAGTACCTTTGAGATATGGTAAATTGGAACCATTAAAGTTACCAATTCCAAAACCAATCACAATATCTTTCAATAAACCCACACTTCCAACTTTACCAACAATAAAGTTTCCAGCGATTGATTTAAAATTTTCTAAATTACCAACCTTACCAAAACTTCCTCAACCTCTCATAACAATTGGTTTTGAGTTTTCTGAAATACCCAAATTACCAACCCTACAAAATCTTGTAATTCAAGTCGAATATGGTAAATTACCAAACTTACCTGAATTAAAACCATTTGACACTCAATTAATCCCATTCGATTATGGTAAATCTCCTATTTTACCAACACTGGACAGTTTCGATGAACAGATTATACCAATAAAATATGGGGATGTACCAACTTTACCCAAATTGGGAAGTGTACAAGAAGTGATTGTTCCTATAAGTTATGGGGATGTGCCAGAATTACCTATACCGAAGGTAATACCTCCTCAAGTAGTCGATATAATGTATGGTGATACTCCAGTATTACCCACTTTAAATCAAATACCCCCACAAATAATTCAATTGAATTATGGAAATCCGATATTACCAAAACTTGCTAAAATAGATGATCAAATAATTTCAGTAAAGTACGGTGAAATACCAACTCTACCGGAATTAGCGAAATTTGAAACTCAAATTGTAGGAATATCATATGGACCTATTCCACAATTACCAGAATTAGCCAAAATACCTACACAACTTGTATCAATTGATTACATAATTCCTAATCAATTACCAGAATTAGCGAAATTTGAAACTCAAGTAATACCAATTTCCTATGGAGATGTACCAACTCTACCAGAGTTGGGTAAGATTGAAGAACAATTGATCCCAATATCTTATGGTGAGTTACCAGGTGCACCATCTTTACCAGTAATACCAAAACAAGTAGTAGAACTATTATATGGACAAGTACCAAAGTTGCCAACTATTGATGAAATTCCGGCACAAATTATTCCTATAAATTACGGACCAACTCCAAATTTACCAAAATTAGCTAATTTTGAGAAGCAGGTTATACCAATTGAATATGGAGAAACCCCAACTTTACCAAAATTAGTCGGATTTGAACCACAAATAATAGAAATAAAATATGGTAATATTCCAAAGGTTCCAATATCTGGTGAAATAAAACAAACAATAGATCTTAGATATGGAATTCTACCAGAATTACCAAAATTAGCGCAATTTGAAGAACAAGTCATTTCACTGAAATATGGTGAAATACCAAGTTTACCTAAATTAACTCAATTCGAAGATCAAACTATTCTAGTAAAATATGGTGAAATACCAAGTTTACCAGAATTGGGTAAGATGGAACCACAATTAATCCCATTATCATTTGGAGAAGTTCCAAACTATCCACCATTAAAGGAAATACCACCACAAGTTATTCAAATATTATATGGTGATGTACCAAAGATTCCAACCTTAGATACAATCTCACCACAAATAATATCTTTAAATTATGGTAATGTTCCAACTTTACCAGAACTGGCTAAGATTGACGAACAGATGATTCCTTTGAAGTATGGACAAGAGCCACCATTGGAATTAACCGAAATTCAAAATCAAATTATACCACTAATATATGGGGAGGTTCCAAAGATTCCAACTTTGGAACAAATACCGACTCAAATAATTTCTTTGAATTATGGACCTATACCAACTCTTCCTAAATTAGCAGAGATGGAACAATTGATCTCTCTTAGATATGGAGAGGTACCTACTTCACCTAAATTATCCGAATTTGATGAACAAATAATTCCACTAAAATACGGAGAACAACCATCATTAGAATTAGAACAAATTGATAGTCAAGTAATTCCGTTGATATACAGTGGTCTACCGAATTTACCAACGTTCAATCAGATTCCGGCACAAACTATTAGTTTGAATTATGGGGTGGTTCCAACATTACCAAAATTAGCTAAGTTTGAAGCACAACAGATTGAATTGAAATATGGTAATATTCCAACATTACCAGAGTTAGCTAAGTTTGAAGACCAAGTTATCGGATTAAAATATGGTGAAGTTCCGACATTACCAGAGTTAGCACAGACTGAACAAGTCGTTCCGATTAAATATGGTGAAGTTCCAACTTTACCAGAGTTAGCTAAGTTCGAAGATCAGGTTATCGGATTAAAATATGGGGAGGTTCCAACCCTACCAGAGTTAGCACAAACTGAACAAGTCGTTCCGATTAAATATGGTGAAGTTCCAACCCTACCAGAGTTAGCTAAGTTTGAAGATCAAGTTATTGGATTGAAATATGGGGAGGTTCCAACATTACCCAAATTATCCAAATTTGAGGCACAAGAGATACCTGTAAAATGGGGCAAACTTGATAAGATTCAAAAATTCCCTAAGATACCAACACAAGAGGTTCCTTTAAAATGGTCAAAAATTCCAAAACTGACCGATTTACCAAAAATTAAATCTCAGGAAATTGAATTAAAATATAGCAAACTTCCAAAATTACCGAAGATTGCTAAACCAAACACCCTCATAATACCGGTACAGTATGGAAAACTAAATAAGTTACAATTACCAAAACCAGGTAAAGTGATTATCCCAACAGAATACGGCAAACCAAAGGGTAAAGTCACTCAAACAAATGATGGTGGAGTTTTCGGAAAGGCTGGTGATCCAAAAATGAAAGAATCTATCAAGAGTGGAATATCTATGATTCTATTGATAGCTGGTGCAGTTGTAGCCATAGGACTAGCCTTTAAGCTTGTCGGTGGTATTAATTTTGCATCAGTAGTTGGACTTTCAATTGCTATTTCATTATTGGCAGTAGCTTTTGCAAAACTCGCCGAACAAAAAGAGCTAACACCTAAAAAAGTTTTAGGATTAACTGCCGTATTAGTTGGTATATCCCTAGCAGTTATGCTCTCATCACTTATACTTAGAGGCGTAAAACCAATAGGTATCTTCCAGTTATTGACCGCTATATTTATTGCCGGAATGTTCACCGTGATATCTTATGGTTTGGGCAAGTTATTGACAGGAATATCCAATATTTCACCAAAAGGTATTTTGATGTTACCACTACTACCATTTATAATGGTTGGTATATCGTTAGCTATAACATTATCCTCACACATATTAAGAGGTGTAAAACCAATTGGATTGTTCCAAGCAATAACTGCGATATTAATTGCAGGTGTTTTTGCTGTTATATCTTATGGTTTGGGTAATTTATTAGTTGGATTGGGTAAAATGGGTGTAAAGTCAATGATATTTATACCACTATTACCCATAATATTAGTATCAATATCTTTAGCAATCCTTGGCTCGTCCTTCTTATTGGCAAAGGTTAAACCAATCGGGTTGTTCCAAGCAATAACTGCAATTTTCATAGGAGCAGTTTTTGCGGCTGTCAGTTACGGACTCGGGCAAATAATTAAAGGAATAGGATCTGTTAAAAATCCTGCTCAAGCTATGTTAATTGCCGCTATGTTACCAATCTTAATGGTGGCAATCTCTGCTGCAATAATGGTATCTTCCCACCTTTTTGCAATGATTAAACCGGTTGGATTGTTCCAATTATTAACCGCAATATTCATAGGAGTAGCCTTAATACCAATCTCATATGCAGTTGGACCAATAGCCAAAGCGGTCAAGAATCTTAATGTGGCTCAAATGGCTAAAATACCCGTTGTAATGGTAGCAATGGCCGTGACTATAATGTTAACTTCCTATATCTTCCAATTAGTTAAACCAGTTTCAATGGGTAAATTATTGTCAGTTCTTGGTATATCAATTGTTATAGGTGTTATAGGTTTGGGCATGGGTAAGGTGTTACCTCAATTAGCTAGATATAAAGAAAAAACCATAATGGAGGGGGGTAAGAATCTCCTTATAATAGCAGGTGTAATTGCGGCTTCATCACTTATCTTAGGTATCGGACAATACAAAAAATACCCAACTTTTGAATGGTTATTCTTTGTATCGCTATCTATGGTGGCTTTTGGAGGTGCCATAGTATCATTAGATAAGTTGAAGTTAACTCAATCCAAAATTGAAAAGGGTGCTAAATCAATTATTATTTTAGCGGCAACTATAGTTGCAACATCTCTGATTTTATCAGTTGGTCAATATACCAAGTTCCCATCATTTACGTGGTTAATGTACACTTCCCTATCTATGGTCGCATTTGGAGGTGCGATATTAGCCTTAGATAAGTTAAAACTGACACAATCCAAAATCGAAAAGGGCGCTAAATCTATATTGATCATAGCCGCGACTCTTGTAGCAACTTCGTTTATTCTTTCTGTTGGAATTTATAACAAATACCCAAGTTTAACTTGGACCTTCCATACAGCTATTTCACTAGCCACATTTGGACTTGCTTTCTTCGCTCTTGATAAATTAAAACTCACCCAATCTAAGGTTCAAAAAGGAGCTGTTTCTATTTTAATCATAGCTGCTACCCTTATGGCAACCTCTCTGATACTTTCAGTTGGTATTTACAACAAATATCCTAGTATAGAGTGGGTGATGTACTCAGCTATATCGATGGTTGCTTTTGGATTCGCCATTTACATCCTCGACAAAGTTGGATTGACTCCAGCAACCGCATTAAAGGGTTCAATTGCTATTTTACTTATAGCAGCCACGATAATGGCCACATCACTGATATTATCAGTTGGTAACTACACAAAGTACCCATCCTTTGAATGGACACTAGGAACAGCAGCTGCTATGATACCATTTGGTATTGCAGCAGTATTGTTGGGAACTATTGCCGCTAGTGGTGCTGGTGCGGTTGCCCTATTGGCTGGACTCGTATCTATAATTGCAATTGCAGGAACCATATTAGCGGTTGATTTTATACTCTCTAAGGGTGATTTCACAAAACCAGTACCTATCAATTGGACTCTTTCTACGGTAGCAATTATGGCACCATTTGGTTTAGCGGCAGTTTTCTTAGGACCGTTATTGCCTCTAATTATTCTTGGTGCTACTGCAATTATTGCAGTAGCCGCGACTGTTTTAGCCACAGATTATATTCTATCAAAAGGTGATTACACAAAACCAGTACCTATTAACTGGACAACATCAACAATTGCCATAATGGCACCATTTGCATTAGCAGCAGCTTTCTTGGGACCTTTCTTACCACTATTGGCCTTAGGTGGATTAGCAATCGTTGGAATCTCATATGTGGTGGTAAAAACCGCCGAGATTCTATCCGGTGGTAAATATGATAAATACCCATCCGTTGATTGGGCAAAAGGTGTTGGATTAACCTTAGCAGAATTTGCCACAGGTATGGGTGCACTAGGAGCAATAATCGCTGGCACACTGGGTCTCGGAGCGGTAGCTTTAGCAGCCGGCGGTGACGCGGTATTGGGTGTTGCCGAAACTGTTGTTAAAGCTTCTAATATCTTATCAAAAGGGAATTATACAGCTGGTCCAACTTTACAATGGGCTTCTGGTGTAGCTATAGCATTGGGAGCCTTCAGTGAGGTTTATAAGATGTTAATGGCAAATGCCATCTTTGAAGTATTCGGAGGTGGGGGAATTGGTCCTAAAGAATTCGGAGAATCTATTGTAATGATTTCACAGTCAATCAATAGTGCAGGAGACCAATTAAGTAGGGGTAATTTCACAGGTGGTCCGAAATTTGAATGGGCACAGGGTGTAGCAATTGCAATTGGAGCATTTAGTTCTGTTTACAAAATGCTACTTGATAATGCTGGCCCATCTTTCTTTGCAAGTGGAGTTAGTCCAGAACAATTCTCAACTGCTATTGTTACAATCGCCCAAGGAATTACAACAGCTGCTATGGTATTTTCTATGGGGTCAGTTGCATATAAAATGGGACCTACTAAAGAGTGGTCAGAGGGTGTATCATTGGCTCTGGGTGGTTTCGCACCAATTTATAAGATACTTGTTGATAATGCGGGAATTTGGAAAAGCGGTGTTAGTGTAGATGATTTCAAAAATGCCATAGTATCAATTTCAAGTGGTATAGTTGTAGCCGCTGCTATTCTCGCTACCGGCACCACATCCTATAAAATGGGACCTACTAAAACTTGGGCAGAGGGCGTTTCGACAGCACTACAAGCATTCACAGGTGTTTTCCAAGCATTGGGAGCAAACTCATCTTGGTTCAAAGGATCTCTAAAACCAGAAGATTATCAAAATGCAATCAAGTCTGTCGGAATGGGACTTGCCGAAGCAGCTAAAGCAATAAGTGGATCCGACGTTTCATATGATTTAAATAAAGTACCTAAGAAAGAATGGGGACAGGCAGTTAGTGATACATTCCAAGCATTTATACCGGCTCTTAAATATATCAACGAACAAAGTGGTTGGTTCTCGGATGGAGCGGAGACAACAGTAACAAGTATGAAGGCAATCGCTCAAGCTATTGCCGATACGGGTAATACATTGAGCGGTGGTAATTTCACAACGATGATCGATCCTAAATGGGGTAGAGGTATCAAAATTTCATTTGATTATTTTGTCATCATTTTGAAAAGTCTCAATGAATCAGAAATTGATATGGACTCAGACGGTGACTTCTTTAAATTACAAGAAACTACTAAAACGGTTGTTAGCATCAGTCATATTCTAGCCTCTGGTAATTATAAAGAGATTCCAAAAGGTTATATGGAGCAACTCCATAGTAATATGACAAATTTCTTGAGTCTGATGGTTGATGTTAAAAATTCAGAAGCATCCACTGATGAGATGGATCTATCAAAGCAATATACTCAAGGCATAGTTGATATTTCCCAAATTATATCCAAAGGCAATTATTCTGTAATGATTCCTGAAAATTGGATGAAATCAATGAGATTGAACCTAGTAAGTTTCTCTCAGATGCTTAGTGGGTTCAAATCTGGTGGTTTATTCTCATTCTTTGAAGATTCTGTAAAAGAAAAAGTCAATACCCTCGCAGAAGGTATTATAGAATTAGCAAAAATATTTAATGATAATAAAGTCCCATTTGATGTAAGAAGAGTTCCATCAGCACAGTGGTCACAAGGATTTAGCATGGCAATGAATGCTATAATGCCAGGTCTTAATTATATTTCACAAAACAACGGAATATTCTCCAGCGGTGAAGATAAATTTAAATCTGGATTACTTGCCATAGCAGAAGGTTTAGTACAGGTGTCAAGAAAACTTGCTCAAGGCAGGTTCAATACTATGATCAATCCGAATTACTTTAAGAACCTTTCACAGAATATAACATCATACCTTAACATTTTAAAGAGTGTTGAAGAAGCAGACGCAGATTATGACAATGTTGCTGATATGGCAGATTCAATGGTTGAATTAGCCAAAGCTTATGATAAATTGGGAGAAGCAGTAATGAAACTGAACGGCCAATTAGGAGGTGTTGATGTTGAAAAAATGACCTTATTAAAGAATCTAGCTGGGTCGGTGGTAATGCTCTCTCTGATGGATTCTGACCAGTTTGGAAGTATGATGGATGCTTTGGAGGACAAAGCCAAGATTCTCTTAGAGGTTATGGACGATACCAAAACATCAGCTCCTAAAGAAGCTGAGACTAAACCAGTTGCTGGTGGAGGTGCTACCAAGCCAGGTGGTGGAGCTACTAAAGGAGTTACATCTGGTGGTGCTGGTGGGGGAGCAAAGGTTAAGACGCCAGAGGTTAAGAAATCGGCACCACCTAAAGAATCCGAATCTGATAAGATGATGATGGAATTAGCTAAGAGCATGTCATCTCTAAGCTCAGCAGTTGCCGGTATTAATTCTGTCATCTCAGGCGAGGGTGTAAGTTTAAAAACTTACATAGCTTCCAAAATGAAATCTACAAGAAATCCACTAGGTGGATAATAAACTTATTTTACTTAATCAAATATAATTATTTGATGAATACAAATATATTTAAGAAGATATATCTTTTTTTTGTTTATAGAAAAATTTTATTGAAATCTGAAACAGATTTGAAATTACTATACAACATAAGGGTAGATAACATATTCAGATTTTACACAGTTCTCAATATCCCAAAGGAGATAATTGAGGAACCGTATAATTTTAGGAAATCGGATATAGAAATAATAAGTAGAAATTATATAAATGAGTATAGTAACCAAATGAGTCTTTATTTGAACCAAAGAGGAATGACTGAACTATTCAAACTCTATGATTTAGAGAAAGTTGATAAGTATAGTTACTTAATTATTTTTGGATTTTCTTTAATTAATACTAAAAGATTTGCAAATTCTTTGATGTATTTTTGGACCCCGCTTACTATTTTAACTATAATATCTATAATAACTTATTTAATAATAAAATAAATCAAATATGGCAAAATTTTACAAAATTTCAGATGACACAACCAATGTATTCAAAAAAATATTCCAAAAGAAATCTTTTCCATTTAATGTAGGATTTGAATTTATTGGATGTGAATCTCAAAAAAATCTTATTAAAATCTCTAAACTCCCAGATCAATTTGCATTTACTCTTGAAAAAGAATTGCTAGTTCAGATCAACGAAGATTTGATGAGTGTTTTCGATGAAGAATCAATACAAATTTTAATGGAACAAGAAATTGATAAAATTTCTGTCAACATGGATACCGGAAAAATTAAAATGATCAAACCCGATTTAACTACATTTTCAAGTCTTATCAATAAATATGGTATTGAAAAAATTGCAAGAGCAAATAAAGTTGAAGAACTTTATAGCCAACAAAAAGAAGATAATCAAGAAGATTTCTTAAATTAAAAAAAAATAAAAAAAAAATAGTTTATGGAAAAAACAACACTAGAAAACCATGTAATCAAACCATCGGTAAGTATTTTCGATAATTCCACCGAATATCGTCTCTTACCCGAATCATCTGAAGTAAGTTTAGATGAAAAAATTTCCAAAATTGAATTTTATATGATTTCAAATAATGGATTTGGCAAATCAGAAGAGGAAAAAGATAAAATCTATGAACAAGCTAAAACCATTTGGCATTCATTCACAAACGAATTTAAAGAAGTTGTTTACACATTCTATCTAAATAAAGATCAATATACCTACATCATGGACCTACTTAAAAATAAACTAGAATATGATGTTAATACCGTTTTCTTCGCTATGGAACTAATTAACCTTTTAGGAGAGTGGTCCGAATCAGGAACCAACGATGCTGGCAACTTAAAAGGATATTTAGCCGATGCTACGGAAACAACATATATCTATCACCTTTTAGCCAAACACAAAGTTAAAGGGATGAATGATGAGACAAAATTGTTCTCCGAAATCCTTTTAAAAATTGGTGAAATTTCTAAGATTGTTTCATACTATGATACACATGCAAAATCACTCTCCAAAAAAATACAAGAGTGGGTAGCTGGATTTGATGCACCAATTAATCCAATGGAGCCCCAACAGTTGGATTTCAATTACAATCTTTAATAAAAAAACCCCTCAAAAGAGGGGTTTTTTTATAGGGAATTTCCAACTTTAGTAAGTGGTTGGAAGGGACCAATCTGTTCTATACCTCGAATAGGATCCGAAATATCGTTCAATCCACGGATTTCGTAATTCTTCTTAGTGGTATAAATTTGACCATACCCATTATCAGATGTAACTTCGATAACAATAAAAGGGTCTATATTCGAATCTACCGTGAAATTGAATGGTTTGCCAGCTTTAATTGGTGGAGGTTGTTCTCCTGGTGGTGGTGGGTTTTCCCTCATCACCTCAAGACTGAATGTGGCTGTAATTCTATATTCTTGTAGAGTTTGAACTGGTACTAAATCAACATTTTTCCACTCAGTCATGTTGAACCATGAAGCGTAAGCACCATTATTAGATATGTCTTGATATGGATTAACCGTCGATGCAGAACCAAATATTACAAACGATGATTGAGTGCCTATGTACTGATAAATTTCTCTATTATAGTTTGAATAGTCACCCAATGTGTAGTCATTGAATCCAGCCCAAGTTGGAATCCCTCTATATTTTCTCGGATTCCTCAATTTATTGTTCGACATAACAGATTCATAAATAACATCGTAATAAATTACTCTATCCCCAATTTGATAAGTTGTGAACGGATTCCACTCCTTATAAGTTTTATAAGTTCTTATTTTAACATTAAAATAATCAGGAGCAACTGAATAAGTCGGTACATATCCCATGAAGAACTCAACATGACAAGTATAAACGGTGGACCCACTATTTATCGGCATTAAATAGGCCTCCGTCAGTGCAAAATCAATTGGAGTCAATTCTTGTCTACTATTTATGATCTTTACATCATAACATTCGTGTTGAATTGAATTTACCCCAACAAAATCAGCCCTACCAGTTATATCCAATATTCTATGAGTAATTGGTATAACCTTCTTTTCAAGCCAGATTTTCAATCCCTGAAGTTTCATCAAGACTTCCGCTAATGAATATTGTAATACATTCGTACCTTCCTTATCCGTAATTTTGAAAGTCAAATTGAAGAGGTTAGTATCTTCAAATTTTGGATTAGGGAGTGTATGTTTTATAAAATCATTTTCAGTCCACCCAGCTACCGAAGTATCAAAGATGTCTGGAATTTCTATCTTGAATAACTTATAAAAATCTTTTGAGTTAATATCAATGTTTCTATAATACTCGTACAATTCTAAATCATTGTATCCAAAGAAATTTATAGCATTAATTAGAGATTTATAAGAACCAATATAAGGGAATATTTGGTCTCTTACCATCAACATCTCTTTTCTCTTTCTATTAAGAAATGTCCAGTCGACTCCCTGTTCATTTATATCGTACTCTTTGAAGATAAAACTATCATAGGGATCTACAAGATGACCAGTATTTGATAATTCAATTTTATACCTTATATCTTCAATTTCTGTCTGTGAGTGAATATTAAACCTACCGATTAGTTTATCCACAACTTGAAATGTAACAGTCAGATATGTTATATTACCACTTTTTGGATAATTATCTATTTGAGTAAATTCATCCGTTAAAATTTCTTCAATGAAATCAACTATAAGATATTTGGTAAACACCGATCTTATCTTAACAGTTATACCATTATTTAAAGAAATATATTTGTTTTTATTATTAACATTATCAATGACAGTAATTCTTAACAGTTGATTTGGTTTCAATCCACGAGAAACTCCCTCTGGTGTTTGTCTAAAATTCATGGTTGAATTATTATCAAATACTATCATACCGTAAAGTCCAATCTCATCATTGACACCTATACTGAAATGTATCACATCACTGTTTGTTGAATTTGGTATAACCGTGAAAGAAATGTCCTCTCTTTTGTAAAGGTTTAAAACAGATGTCAACACACCCTCATTTTGTGAATTTACACCCATGAAAATTTCTATAGGAGTAGGTTTAAGAGAAAGGTCTTCAGAATAATCCACATGAACCAGAGTCTGTTTAATTTCATCAAAAATTGTTTGTTGAAACTCAGATAACTCAGTCCTATCAAGGTTTTTATTTACTTTTCTATTGAGAGCAACCAATGGAAGAGGTTTTGGACCAGTATAAGATAGTCTAGTACCAGTTACTAATTGATCACCACTAAAATCATATAAGAAAATTTCTGGTGTCTGATCTTCTTCCCAACTCCAAATTAACTGAACATTCGGCTCATCGTTATAATTAGCTCGTGGCCTTCTAATATACTCTCTAGTCTTTAACCATAAGCTAGGGCGAGGTATATAATTTGGGTCCAATGTACCGTAATTATTTTCACCAACATATGAATAAGTGAATGGTTTATTTGAAATCTCAGCACCTATTGATACGGTTATTTCAAAAATAGATTGTAACTGTACTATGTTATTTGGTATTATACCCATAACACCTTGTCGATCTGGATTATAGATCACTTTTTTCACTCTACCGTCTGAAAAATATTTACTATATTTGAAGTAGTATCTTTTGCTATCATATACGTAAAGTTGCTGATTCACTTGTGAAGCTAAGTAAATATCACCATCAAATTGATTCATTACTATTGGACCAAAATCCGGAGTAAGTCCTTTATTGATCAAATTGCCCTCTAAATCAAAAGTCGTTATACCCTCAGGAGTTGACAAGTGCATTATACTATTAATGTTATCAAAAGCTAAATTTCTGACCAACGGTGGATCTTTTTCTGTTTTGAAAATTATACCACCATCACCCACTACATAACCAGTCAGTGCATCTGTAAAAGCAAAATTCTTTAAATTAGAAGAACCACTATCTTGATTTATCCAAATACTAGATCTTACACCTGTGCTACTTTTTCTTATTAAACCATCTGTTCCAGCAACATATGCAATATTTTCAGCCGCTAAATATGCAGCACTCAAACTAGCAGTGGTACCTATGTGAACATAATCCCATAAATTACCACCATCGGTAGTTTTTAAAACTATACCATTTCTACCAGCAACCAGACCAACCGAATCATTAAAGAAATGAACAGAATTGTAATCAAAATAATTTCTCTGCCAAGAAGATCCACCATCAGTAGTAGTATAGATTCTACCATAAGCATCCACCACTGTTCCATTTGATATGTCCTTAAATGATATTGAGGTTAGGTCTATTATCCCAATAGTTGTTGGGCCACCCCAACTATTACCACCGTCAGAACTTTTCCAAATTTTACCACCAGCACCACAAACCCAGAATGTGTTAGCTGATCCAGCTACCGAAAATAAATTAGTTGTACCAACTCCACCAAGAGTTTTCAACACCCAATTAACACCACCGTTACTACTTTGTAGACAAGTTCCATTATTTCCAACTATTACACCAAATCCACCTACGAAAAATACAGCATTCAAATTATTATTCGTACCCGAAGGAATGTTATCAAACGTACTTATTGTACTATTTACAGTTATTTCAATGTAACCATTAGAATAACCACCCAATCCCGCGTTATTTATAAACAATTTATTACTATTAAACCAATCCTTACCTCTGTTATTAATTTGCACAGATGTGACAATAGAATTTGAAATTATAATATCAAATGTTGCATTTGCACCACTATCAGTCTGACTCGTAAATGCCGTATTGTTGTAGATACCATCGGAACTATATGTCCCAACGACCGCGTAAGAAAATGTGTTTATTTTTCTATAATTCAATGGATCAACCCTGAGTATTGTACCAGAATCACCAACTACTATCTTTGTTTCCTTATTTATTAGAAATGCACCATTTAATTTATTTTGAGTCCAACGGGTACCGGTCAATGTTAGGTGTTGATTCCAAGTCCCGCTTTCATTCCAAACTATCGACCCACCATCACCTGCAGCTAAAACGGTCGAAGAATCTGATGCATGAACTGAATTCAAATCAAAAGTTGTCGATATACCCGAATTTTGTCCGGTCCAATTCAAACCAGAATCTCCAGTACGAGCGATTGAACCACTAGCACCCACTAACCACCCAACAGTAGATGTTGGGAATGTAACTGATTTATAATTTCTTGTGGTACCAGCATACCTTGTGTGCCAATCAGTTTTATCAGTTGTTCTTAATATAACACCACTATCACCGACTGTTACTATAAAATTGGAAGATGGTACAGTTGAGACCGAATTCAATCTAGTTCTTCTGATTTGTGAAGTACTATTTTGAGCGAAATGAGAAGTTGAGACTAGTATTTGGTCTTGTGTACCAACTACTACAATAAAAGAACCTAGGTCATTACCCCAAATCGAGTTCATCTTTGTATTAGCAATTCCAATAGAAAAACCTTGAACTGGAGTACCATTGTAATTAAGTTGTATTAAATTATTACCACCAGTTGTCTCCACTAATAAAAACCCCTTGGTAGGGCTATAAAACTTAATGTCAATAAACTTATTTATACCCTGTGTTGTAACCGACCAAGTATCACCATAATCCGTAGAAGTTAAGATTCTACCACTGTCACCAGCTGCTACAAGTGTACCCTCAAATGATCCAGATTTTATAATTGATAAGGTATTTATATTGGTCGTTACTGCTGTAGTGACTTTATTCCAATTCTCCCCAGCATTTGTAGTTTTCAAAATAGTCCCATTAGCACCAACTGCGACTGCCGTATCTTTATCAAAGAAATAAATATCACTCAAATTACTTGTAGTACCCGTTGGTTGTTTCAACCAATCTGATATTTTCAAACCAAGATTATATTCTATTATATCACCACCATTTACATTTAAGATGGTATCTGTGTTAAATACATAAAATGAAGAATTTTGTGGTTGATAGAAAATATCAGGCTTTAATCCATCTATTTGGTATTCATACTGCAAAGTTCTATCAGAACCATTAAATCTTACTAAATAGTTGTCCGCAGTTACATACATATCTTTTTCAGACTTATTATACCCAAATCTGTAATAATTTTTCGAATCTGGAACATCGGGATATTGCTTTGATGGAGTACTTAAAAAATTATCTTGGTACCAAATATCTATTTGATTATCACCATATGAAACATAAACATCTCCATTGTCAGGATTAATACCCATATTAAAAGCGGTTCTATTCAATGTCAATGGTATAGTATAATCTAATTTGGGATATAATGGATCTACTACATAAATATAAGAGTCTGATAGACAATATAAATAATTATTATATTCATTGAAGTTCAGAGAAATACCAGTAACTATATTAGGCAATTCAACTTCCCCCATAATAAATCCGGTTATTGAGTCAATTATTGTTAGTCTCTCACCCATTACATAAATCCTCTTTGCTAGTCCTAAATAAATGATATCAACAAATCTCTTTTTATCATTGGTATTGAAATCATTTTTAATGACATAACTATTAGAAGCTCCAAAATACACCGAGAAATCAGATCTAAAATCTAGATTGAATTCACCACTAGGAGAAAATGGAACGGATACGCTACATCCTGTTGCACCATACGCATCAGCTGATAATGCAATAGTTACATAAGGGGAAATATCACAAATTGGGTCAAGAGTTGGCCAAAATGGTCCCTGATAACTCAAATTCATCATTCGTGGACCAAGGTACTCAATATTATATTCTTGATTATTCCAGACTCTAACACTGTTATTTACACTCAAAACTTGACCGGTTGAAAATAATTCTTCTTCAAAGGAATAAGTTGCATATTTCAACACAACAGAATTAGAGGTTAATAGAGCTCCGACATTACCTTCAAATAAATCATTTATTAAAAAGTCTTTTGATCCCGGAAGAACTGATATACCAGGATTCACCGATATCTCAATTCTAACATCCATTTCCTTTACTTTGAAAAATAACATAGTTAGGATTTGCTCTACATAAATTTGACCCCCACCCAAATCCGGATCAATTGGGTTAGTATAAAGTATCCCATCCTCAGAATATGTGTCAATCCAATTTTCTAAAGTACTTATTATATCAACTACCCCATTATTCGAAACACATAAAATACCATATGTTCGACCATTTATAATGACATCTAAGTTGGATCCCAACTTGTTCAGTATGACCTGCTTCCTAGGTATGTAGAAGTTTGCGGTTGTACCAACTTCCACTTTGAATTTGAGAGGCACATTCGGATATTCAGTGGTTAAAGATATAGCATTAAAATAAGGAGAAAATGACTTACCACTGAATTTTAATTTTGGTATAACACCAAGTCTCGCAAGGGGAATATACCAACTTGTAAACCAGTTTCTCAGAGTCTTGTCTATAGTTCTCTCCAAGTTCAAATCTAAACCATCATATAAGAATTCAACATCTTCATAGTATATTTGGTCATTTATTGTAAACCTAATTCCAAATTCATCAACATCAGTAAATACAATAGTATAGTCATAATTTTTACTAAAATTATCAACTATTTCTGGTTTGAGTATTTCTTCAGTTTCAATGTTTTTTTCCTTTATAAACTTTTTATTAGTAACTTCGAAAAATGAACTAGATCCTAAGAAAAATCTAACATCAGCATAATCACTGGGATACATTAAATCAGCATGTAAAATACCACCATCATAATAATAATCGATATTATAAAATTTCAAATCCTCAGCGTATTTCTGTACTGACGAACCAAATGTTACATCCATACTCTGAGTGAAAGACTGTGAGTATGTAAATCTATTTTTTACTAAATGTATCTCTGTATAAAAAAAATTTTCACTTGATAAAGTACCAACTACAGGAACATAAAAAGATCTCTTCCAAAATTCAGCATTACTTGGTCCATTTTCTAAAGTATAAGACCAGGTGTGAGATTGTATACATTCATAAATAAGATTATTATATAAAACTTGAGATCCAGTTGCAAAGAACTGTTGTTGATTTATCTTTGAATATTGTGGTATATCGGATATAACTATCCGATTACTATTTATATTGGAATCCGGTAAATAAAATTCAACACCAGGTTTCAAAATAGTTGGCACCCTACTTCCAAATTCAACCCTACTACCAGTAACGGTCACCGGTCCGGAGTAAACTGTTGGAAGTTCTGTTTTTATTGTTATATCAATTAAGACATCATAACTTTCTTTTAACAATCTGGCATCATAAATATACCTACTATAAACTTTATCATTTAATTCTATGTTCTTTACTGTGTAAATACCATCATTTTTTTCAGTGCCAATTAGATTTAAAACACGACCATTGAATAATCTATCATAAAAATTTGGCTCTGACCACGAAGATACATTCTCAGTAAGGTCCGGTTTAATATAATCATATATACCTATTGAATTCACACCACCAATTGAATAAGTGAATCCACCAGTGGGTACTATAGAACCATCAGTACCACTGACCGTAAAAGAACTATAAAAATTATTATTATCAGATATGAAATTACCGTATTGCTCATTGAATGATCTATTATCTACATCAGACAATATCATAATCCCATTTTTTTTGGTCTTTACTACGGTGTATGTAACATTAGGATTTTGAAACTCAAGAATTGGTTTATTGAACCTTATCTGTGAACCCACCGGAAAATACCTGTTTAATCTGGTACCATAGATCCATTTTGAATAAAAATTTGGATCTGTATTTGGCAATTCTATACCATAAATAGATTGTGTGAAAAATGCACTACCATAAATATCAAATCCATACTCATTAAATAATTGGAATTTTTCCAACTGTAAATCACCAGGTCTTTCATATTCAAAAGAAGGTATTTTTTCGAAAACGTACAATCCCGCTGTTTTGAATGTATCATCGCTGTTCTGATGAAAGATTATATCACCCTGCCAGAGTTCATCGTCTTCATTATATCTAAAATTTAAATTATCCCCTTCCTTGTTGAAAAAAATCAGTGATTGCATTAAATGGCTTACGTATTTTAGGTATATATTAAAAGCCAAGTTTTGATACTAAAATAAATAATATATATCTGTAAGAAAAAAATTAGATACCATGAAATATATCAACCTTTTTGAAAATTTTGAACCAATCAGTGAAAATCTAAAGTATCACGTTGATAATAATCTACCAGTATTGGAAAATATATTTAGACCAGGTTCTAAATCTTTCTTTGAACTCATAAAAGAAGCAAGGGATTTGTTTGATAATCGTAAAGTTGAATTATCAGGTATAGATAAAATTTTATTTGAATCAACTGATTTGGGTAAGTTTGCAGAATTTGAAGGTGAAATTGTTCCTTTAGACCTACCTATGGAAGAAATAGAAGAAGTGAATGAGGCTGAATATCACGGTAAAAAAGTTCCAATAGGAAAACCAATGAGGAATAGCGGAGCTGGTAAAAAATACTATGTCTATGTTAAAAATCCAAAAAATGGAAATATTAAAAAGATTTCTTTTGGTGATGTTCACGGTGGTTTAAGTGCTAAAGTTTCTGATCCTAAAGCTAGAAAAGCTTTTGCTTCTAGACACCAATGCCATTTGAAACGTGACCGCACCAAACCCGGATATTGGGCTTGTAGAGCAAACAGATATGCTAACCTGTGGGGTGGAAAAACCTATCCTGGTTATTGGTAAAATACCTTTTTATATGATATTACCATTTGAAGAATCACAAATATCAGAATCCGCTTATATCAGAACATTCTATGAAAATGTTGATTCTGGAGATTTACACTGGCATCGGGATCATGAGGATAGAATAATAGAATCAACCCATGAAACTGATTGGACTTTTCAAATTGATAATAAATTACCCCAAAAATTAAATAAAGAAATATTTATTCCAAAAGGAGTATATCATAGATTGATAAAAGGTACTGGTGATTTAAGGATTAAAATTATAAAATTATGAATTCTGTCATTTTAATATATACAATATAATAGAATAAATATTTTAAAATGCAAATACAGAATCCATGGGTCAATAAAATTTTATTTGGTGGTCCTACATCCAGTAAATATATTGAACTAAATGGTGAAGCTATTTCTATCAATTCTGAACTAATATTAGTTGGTGGATACAGTAATACACTTCAATGTAATTCTTGTAATTCTTCAATAATTGGTGGACGTTTTAATACAATTGCTACACAATCTTGTCAATCAACCATAATTGGTGGGTGTTCAAATATAATTTCTGAGTGTTCTTGTGATTCAATTGTTTCTGGCAAATATAATAAAATATATTTTCAATCTTATCAATCAACGATATTGGGTGGTAGGTGTAATGAAATTACTTGTTTATCTTGGGGCTCTTCCATAGGTGGT